GCTCGCAAAATCTATAAACGTAACTTAAAATTACAAACGGATTACAACAAATGGATAGAATTTTGGCGAGCATACCAAGCTAAACGTGATGCTAGAACTTCGTCACCAAAAGAGAAAACCAACGGATCTGGGCCTAAGTGGTACGTCATCACAGGGAGAGAGAAAATGCAAGAGAGGGATTACATTGAAGAAGCCAAAACATACGGTGTTTCAAGTTTTAGGAGAAACTTAACTCGTATTGTATATAGATCCTCCATCATGTTCCGCAATCTCATATGGGGACGTAGACCGCCCAAGACAGTACATTACATCCACAAGTTCTTTATAACGCTCCTTGGTGGCGTTTGGGGAAAGAAAAACGGAAGCACATGGGGTCAAGAGTGGTATGAAACACCAACTTTTGAACCAGAGAGAGCTAACTTCACAGCCTGGCTACGTATAAACAAGCTCTCTTCCAAATTCCCTGAATTGACCACAATGCGTTTTCCTGAGCTGTATTCATCTCCTCTTTACATACACTACGCCTGCAAGAGGGAATACAGAGGAATTGGAGATTCATGGGAAAGGGGAGTGCGCGACAAGCGCAATGGTTCCTTTCCCTTCATGGAGGAAATAGACCGTGCTCCCGGTCTTTTTCCTTTAGTCCCACGAGTCGCCGATGGAATCGTGGTTAAACAGCCGTTTGTGGGCCCAAGTAACCGTAATGCCATATACGTACCAGATGCTTCTAGAATTGGCATGGATGTCGTTTTTCACACAGAAATACGCTACACGACACGGTATGTAATGAGCATGATGGTTAATGGAGATGGGTACTACAAAGATTTCGGTGATTTACCAGCACACATAGTGCCGTGGGTAACATGTGGTGAGTATACCGTGTATGCACACAAAGCAATAGTACGTGCATACGGTTATTTATGTTTAGAACAGGGAGTGCCAGCGTATAAAACTTTATCGATCAACAAAACCGATCGTCTTGAGCGAAGTCAATTCAACATAGAACTTCCAAGCGCTGAATTTTGTACCCCTCTCTTCGCAAAACTCATCAGTTCTCCTCCCGATGATTGTGTCTATGCCACTCAAATTAAAAACTTATTGACACAATCTAAATGGATTCAATACGTACGCACTGGTAAAACAGACTTTGTACATTCTTTCACCGACGCCTTGATAATCGAGCTCCACGCTTCATCATCCAAAATACTCAAGGGCGGTCATTCAGAAAATGAAATAGTGTATTTGGAATACAAAAGAATGGCAGAGAACCAGGATTACAGGAAAATTTCCAGCGTAGTGTTAT